TTTAGTTATACCTGGACCTAATAGTTAGGTCCCTTTTTGGAATAACCAAATCGTATTTTCGGTTCTGGTTCATCGAGGAAGTTTTATATATCATTAACGGACCCTATCACATATAAGCTAGATAAATTTCTAGGACTATATATGATAGGCCTTTATGAGTACCTGACTAGGAATAGGGGCCTTACGGCCCTTCTTCTAAACCAGGATTATTCTCTATAAGGTGATCCTTTTGATATGTGCAATGTACCGGAATGAACTTACTGCGCCTAATTGGAGAATATTTTAACTATGAAATCAATACAATTTATATTGAATTTTAAGTCAAAATACACTCTGAGAAATATGGTACTACCAATGGAAAAGAAAACCTTTTCCATCTTAATAAAGTTTTTACCTAAGATTATTATCTTATGTTTTGACTCTATTAAGGGTATCCAGGGAAGACTAACGGTTGCAAACAATTTTATTCAATTTATTTTTAAAATGAATAAAAACCATGGGTCTACATTCACGATTAAGTGAATGAAGGCCTGTGCTGTTTGTTTGCAAAAACAACTAGGGGATGATAAGGTGAAATCTCTTCGAGAGATTGAACCAAATCTTCCTCTGCCTAGAGTCATTAATGGTTTTCCTGCTATTATTAATAAGCAAGATCGCCAACTTATGAGACTAGGTAATCATCGTATCATTCGGTTTTGGCATAGTTTATTTTCAATTTATCGAGTATTACAAATACCTGGTAAATTGAAGATTGAGACTATCACAGCTCCTTTTTCTGGAGATATGGAGTTTCGATCTGAATTGGAATCCTTTAGTTTAACTACTAAATGGCCCCAATTTATTTCAACTATTGCCTTAAAACAAAATCTCGCACCGACTACATTTCATTTTTCAGGTAAAGCAAGTCCTTCTAATGTTAATTCTGCATTAGGAGTACTAGGAGATATTTATCTCCTGCTTGCTCACCCTCAGGGAGATAAAGTTTATTATAATCTTTTGGATTATCTGAACGTTATCTCTCAGAAATGAAACACTCTTCAATTTCTTACGCGTCTTAACGACGCTAAAGAAATTTTAGAACGGTTACCTGAAGATTCTTTTAATTTTAAAAGATCTATGGGTACACCGTTTGGTCAGTTCGCGATTAAGAAGGAGCCTGCTGGGAAAATTAGAGTTTTTGCTCTAGTTGACTCAGTGACTCAAAGTACTATGAAACCATTGCATTTAGCAATGTTCAAAGTACTAAGACTTCTTCCGAATGATGGGACTTTCGATCAAGATGCTTCCGTAGCCAGATGTAGTCAGAAAGCAGTTAAATATAACAAAGCTTATAGCTTTGATTTATCAGCTGCTACTGACCGACTTCCTGTTACGCTTACTGGTAATATTATTGAGTCCCTATTTGGACTTAATGGTATTTCTACTAGTTGGCAAGCAGTCATGGTTGACCGAGATTTTTCCTTTAATAAGGTCACTCAAAAAGAATTTTCTTTAGAGGACGTATATTATCGGTATTCTGTCGGTCAGCCTATGGGTTGCTTATCTTCTTGAGCTGGTCTTGCAATTACTCATCACTGAGTGATGCAATACTGCTCTTACCTTATTAAAGGTAATTGAAATTGAGAAGATAAGTACGAAGTTCTCGGAGATGACATTGTTATCTTCGATGATCTTTTAGCATATCGGTATCTGGACGTTATGAAGAAGTTAGGTTTGGAAATTAATTTATCCAAATCTATCACTTCTCCGAACCGTCCAGTATTTGAATTTGCTAAAAGAACCGTAATAGGAGAGGTCTTGGTGAGTGGTTTAACTTACTCCCAAGTTAATTCTAATATCTCTTTATCTAATCGTATAAACAATGTTTATAATTGAATTAGATTAGGATATTTGAATAATCTTAGCTCTGTATCCACTGTCTTAAATGATTTTAAGACAAGTTATAGTTTTAAGGACTTCTCCTTAATGGCATCTAGCTTCGGACTACTAGGTCTATGTAAAAACATAGAGCATAGTATAATAATGAAAAGTCTCGTAAACCCAAATTTGGGTTGTTTATGAGACATTGAAACTGAAAAATTTTCAGTTCCAACTCGTTCATTATTAGTCTTGGCTAGAGATAGTATTCTGGGTTTAAATCCAGATACTACTCTTTCGAAGGACGATAATCGCCAAGAGTGATTTGATGAGTCAGAACATTTAATTGTTGCTGGAATCCTTCAAACCGCTCTGAACTCAATTAGAATATTATCAAGAGATTATCTTGATGATGTTTCTAAATGAGGGCGATTATTAATCCCTAATGTAACGGATCCCCTTTTACAGTCATCTGTAGAAGGTTGATTAATGGATGCTTTAGTAGATAATACTAAGGCTCAATTAATTGATCCTTTTGAAGTTGAAGATCGTGTTGAATCAAGATTGATTTATCACGCTAAAACTTTAAAAGTTACATTATCTGAAGCTTACTCTATTCTTCAGGAAGTGGAATCCTTATCTTATAAATATAAGGCTCCATTAAAGACTTCATCGGCAAGTATCAATCGTATGGGATCTCAATATCTTAAAGATATGAGTAGACCTTTCTTTTTGAAAGGCCCCCAATATTGAACGGTACTTAGTCCCAATATGGTCTAACCTGGAAGCTTGAGAAAGCTTATTTTCTCTCGTG